GACCTCTTTTGAGCCAGCACATAATATACTTATACTTGCAACTTTTAACCCAGCTTTACTTAAACTATTTGCTAATGCTCTGCGCTCACAATTCCAATCTGTAAATGTAGTTCCTGTAGATATACCAACAACAGATGTAGATACTGCGCCCACAACAGGGAAAGAACATATCATTTGCGAATAACTTTGCACGCCAGGGGCAATCGCAGATGGTGGTGGTTGGTTTTTATAATTTACAGTAGAATCTGCACCATAGGATTTTACAGAAGCCCATATTAAGACCAAGACCATAATAAATAAAAATATTATAAAACTTCTTCGCAACTAAATGACACTCCGTATAAGCTAATATGATTTGCACTCCAAGTCAGTTCATTACTTAACATTCTCATCACGCATTTAGGACTTGAATAAGTTACTGTTGCATTATTTGATAAAGTAGCAGATAAAGGTGGCTCTATTGTAAGAGTAGCATTTCCACTTCCATCACTAGCAACATCAGCAATAATCATATGTAATTTACTTGTTGCGCCAGAATTAAATTGCACATAATCTCCTTTCTTGAATAATTGAGATTCAGAAGTGTCTGCACCATCTACTGTTACGTCATAAGCACCAACAGCGTGGTCTGCACTTACAGCAATAGTGTTTGATATTGTTCCTTGCACATTTTTAGCGTCAGGGTCCCCCATTAAAAAAGTACCAAATTGTCCGTGTAATTGCATAAAAAATGCTAACCATTCATTTGCTTGCGTTCTATTCATGGGTGGTAAAGTAACTGTGCTATACCATTTTGCACCTAAAAATTCGTGTACTTGCGTTCCATAGGTAAATGGGCTTTGTGATTGTGCTACAGCTTTTGCAATACCCCATTCGCTTCTTATGAAGTTTGGTGTACTAGGCATTGTAAGTGGATATGTAGGCTGTCCCATTTATGCTCCAAAGTCTTTAGCAAAAGTACCACCTCTTAACCTAGCGTCCCTTACTGCTGTTAATGTATTCTCTCTGATAGCTGGTAACATATTCATTATTTCTGCTCTTACTGTTTGACTTACGCCAGTAGCAAAATTTAAGTTTTGCTCTATAACAACAGATTGACCACCACCAGAGCTAGTTGTTTGCGCATTATTCATAATGTTTCCAGCAGATTTTGGAACAAATAATTCTGGTCCTCTTTCTCCTACCATATAAGGCATATTAGGACTTACCGAGCCACCACCAGCTAAACCTACCAATCCTTTCAGACCAGCAAAAATATTTTGACCTATACTGCCACCAGCTAACGCAGATGAATTCATAGCTTCTCTTATTCTTTTAAGCATTGGCTCTATAACTGCAAGTTGAAATATTAAAGCAACCACTTGTTGTAATACGCTTTGGAATATATCAACCATACTATCTTTAAAATCTTTTCCACTTACAACTGCTTCACCAAAAGCTGTAGATATTCTTTTACCAATGTCAGCAAACATACCGTTTACTTTTTCAAGCTGTTCCATTTCTTCATCAAACGCTTTTGCTTGTATTTCAGCAAGTCTGTCCATTTCTACTTGTGCAATTTGCGCCCTTAATTTAAAATTTTCTTCTTTTTTCTTGGTAATTTCTTCTTCTGCTTTTTCTTCTAAATGTGCAGTATTCTTTAAAAATAAAGCCCTATCTGATTCGCTTAAACCAAACGATTTATTGCCACCTTGGTTTATTTTTTCTGCCATAATTTCACCAGCACTTTTACCAGTAACAAAGTTAACAAAATCTCTGTATGCTTCTTTAGCTTTTTCAAGCTTATCAATAATAAAATTTTGTATCACAGAAGCTAATGATTTAAATTCATCTTTTAAAAGAACTACGGAAGCTATAACTGATACTGCAAAAAATATTGGATTTGCTTTAATTGTCTGGTTAAGTTTAAACATTGCTCGTCTTAAAGTTACTACTTTTGCAGTCAAACCTGTTAAAAACATTCCAATCTTTAAAGCAATAAAAGCTTTGAAAGCAATAACAACACCGTCAATAGCAACACCAATATTTTCAAAAGCTGTGCCCATAGAATCGCCTATCTCTTTACCAAATTTCATTATGTTTTCACGGTTAGCATTTAGGTTATCTCTAAATTCCTCTAACCCACCAGCAAACTTTACAAAAAATCCCTCTGCGACAGCGATTGTAAATTGTTGTAATACATCACCAATCATAGATATATTACCTTCAACGGTTACAGCCATTTCTTTTGTTGCTTTACCAAACTTTCCATCTCCAGAAAAAACGGCAGCAAAAGCTTCTCCAGCACCCTCAACAGTATCAACCATCATTCCTGTATCTCGGATAATTTGTGTAATACCTTTCTCTCTAAATATATCTGCTGCAGCCAAGCCACCAGAAAAAACTCTTTGTATTTGACTTGCAGTTGTAGCAAAATCAAGACCAGCAATTACAGCAACATTACCTGTAATTTCCATAATATCTCTTAAATGTTCTGCGTCTTTTGATACTACAGCTAATGAGCCAGAGCCAGCTTGTATTTCGCCTAGTGAGAAAGGAACAGTACCAGCATATTCCAGTAGTTGTTCAAATGCTCTATTACCTTCTTCTACGCTTCCAAATAAATTATTAAAACGTATTTCAAGCCTTTGTATTTCCATACCTGTTTTAATAACGCTTCTTATCGCCAGAGCACCAAAGGCAATACCAGCAACAGTACCAATCTTAGCCATTGATATTGCTACACGATTTAATGTTGAATTTAATCTGGTAAGACTTTTACCCATACCACCAGTAGAATTTTTGACAGTATTATTTGCTTGTTGCATACCTTTCTTTAAATCTTTAAGGTCTGCTTCAATTCGTACTACAAGTTTGTCTAGTTCAGTTGCCATTAGTTATCTGGGTACATCTCCATTAATTCTTCTAAATCTTCTTTATCCATTGAGCCAGACTTCTTACCACCATTAAACTCTATGAATCCTTTAACTGCCAGACTTATTTCGGTAATGCTCATTTCCCAAAAAACAACTGGGTTTATTCCTATCATGCCTACACATATTTCAATCCATCTTTTATATGGTAGTTCTGCATTTTCATCTATTCCTCTGTCGGACTTTTTTTTTCTTCTCCGTCATCAAAATTTAAAGCTTCTGTAATTAAATCTGCAGTCATTTTAATCGCTTCCATAATTCCAATATCCGTAACCAAACCTCTAATGTCTTTCTCTTGTACGTTATTACCACCAGCTCTAATTGCTAAATGCAGAATTGTAATCACTTCCGTCATACTTATATCTGCTTCTGCCATTCTTTTAGCTAGTCGCATAAGGCCAAAGCCTAAAGCTTTTTCAATCCTTAACATTGTATCAAGGCTCATTTTTGCCTTGTACTCTTGCTCCCCAAATTTAAGAAGCTTCTCTGCTCTTAACGGATTTATGCTCATTGTTACTCTCCTTTGTTGTAATCATAATAATTTCATCTCTACCACCAACATTAGTGGCAGTCTTGATTGTATAAGATTTTTTATTAATCTTAACTGTGTCCGAATCTTTAAATCCTTTAAAAAATGGTACCTCTATCTCAACATTGTTTTCATTAATATTGACTTGCCCATCTAGTTTTTTAGAGCCTATTTCTAATGGCATTAATTCCCAGCCCATAATATTCTCCTAAATTATACTGTCGCAAATGTAACTGCACCAGCCGATTCAAAACTTATTGTATAGTTTACTTCACCATTGTAACTACCAGCATATTCAATAGTTGTTACTTGAAACGCACCAGTAAATGTCGCAAAATCTGGGACAAGTAGTTGAAAATTACTAAATGTCGCTGCAGCAAAAGCTGTTCTTACACTTGCTTCACTTGCTGAATCAGTAAATACACCAGAGCCACTTATGCTAAAACTTTGGATTCCAGCGTTGGCTAATAATGTTCTTACTTTGCTTGAATCTTTATTTGTTACATCTATTGTTTCGGCGTTCATGCTTATTGAAGTATCTCGTAAACCAGCAACAGTTGTAAATGTTTCTGGGCTACCAGCATTACCTATTTTTACAAGTAAATCACTTCCCTTTTGTACTGCCATATCTGTCTCCTAAAAAATTAACTATCATATACAATCACAGATAAAGTTATCACACCGTGTCTTGTAAGTCCATCACTCTCAACAAGAGTAATAACATTTCGCACTTGGCTAACTACCATATCTGCACCACTTACGCTATATGTTGTATCGTGAAACAAAGCGTAAATTCTTTCCATAGCGTCCTTAATTTCTTTCTTTCCTCTATACTGGCTCCAAACTTCTATATCAATCGTATACTCATTACCATCTATTGTTTTGGTACCTCTATTTACTGCTGATTCATTACCAATAACAACATACGGATAATCTGTATCTTGTGGCACATTATCAAATATTCTATTGTTACCAACAATACCATCAAGAGTGCTATCACCATTTAATGTAGAATATATAATCGTTTGTAAGTCAAAAGAATGATATGCCATTATATTTTTTTCCCTGTACCTATTGGTTTTGGTAATTGTGTTTTAATGCTTATATCACTAGCAATCTTATTCGCATATATTTCTGTGTTTTTGTAAGCCATAGATTCTTTTCCCAAGAAAGGTCGTTTTTTGTATCTTGCGCCTAATTCTGCTGACAAAGCATAGTTTACGTTTGTAAATACAGTTGCACTATGTCGGTCATCTGTTTGGAATGGCATAGCTCTCATAACAAAAATACTATTTACCAGTCTACCACTATCTATTGCTGGTGGGTTTGGCGATACAGAAGCAGTATGTATTTTTTTTCCTCTTTTATATTGTCTGCCTACTTTTGGTGTGCTTTTTATTCCTTTAACACTTTGGTTTCTTAAATGGTTAGCAACTCTATCCAAATGTCTTTGTGCATTACTATTATATAGGCGCACAGCTTCCGTTACTTGCTTATCTATACTGCTTGTTACCTTTACTTTTATTGACATAAAATATTAAGTAGCAACTCCCTCTGTGGCTTGTATTTCTTGAAATTTTTCTTTTCCCTCTACAATAGATTTGATATGCGTAATATCAAATACTTGTGAATTGTAACTAATCCTATGTTTTGTGGTTACAGATGATAAGTACCTTATGGTAAATGTAAAATTATTGGTAGAACGTAATTGGTCACCAAATACTCCCTCACCACCAGAGTTATTTGTAACCATAGCCCATACTGTCGCTAGTGTGCTGTAACTTGTTGCTTGTCCACCACCAGAATCAGTTGCACCACCTAATGTCTGGATAACAATTTTGTTTCTCATCTGTCCTATCATTAACCAAACAATCCTCCGAATTGTGCGTGTCCACGATAAGGATTCGTTGACATAGATTTTATTATGTAACTTTGTAAAAGTTGCGTTGCGCTAGTAGGCGCCAATACACGCTTCCCATCTAGTAAATCTCCTCTATGCTCAAAAAGATAACTAGCATATGCTAAACAAGCCGACTTTATATCGTAAGGTATCGCTGTTGTCGCACCATAACCAGCAACATATTGTATCTCTATACCATTAGCAACCCTTAAACTTACTGGCCAATTAGCACCATTTCTTAAAACAACTCTTGCTGGTACATTTGCAGTATCTAAAAAATAATTACTTGTTGCGTATGTTGTCGCAGTATCATCATCAGTATAATATTTAATGTGGGTTACACTTGATACTGGGCTTTTTGGTAACAGTATACTTCTTCTATCTATATTTCTATCTATACCAACATAAAAACCCTCTGGTATAGGCATATCATTATCATAAACAGCGTCTACAAATAATTGGTATGTTACTGTTGTTAATGTTCTTTTTGTATATTCTTTAGCCCAATTATGTACTGCTCTTTCTATTAAAGCTACAACCGTATCATCATCAGAAGAATCAATCTTTAGCCAAGCTTTTATCTCTGCTTGAGTAACTGCGTATGCTGTTTCTGTTGTATGTACTTTTAATCCAGCCATTTAGTTTCTCCTAATCTGCGTCTGCAATCGTGTTGCCTGAATCTTCCCAAGCCTTGACTAATATTCTTTCTTTGTTTTTTTCATCAAGTGGTACAAACATTTCAACACTATCAATAACTGCTTTTATGCAAGTATATTCTCCTGTTATTGGGTCATTTACTTTTTTTGCTGAGCTAACTATTCTATCATCTTCCATATATTACTCCTATAATTCTGCGTCCATGTCTGCACCTAGACCACCCATAGCAACATTTTGTTTTGTTGTTAAACTTGTATCATGGTTTAATCCATATCTAAATCCATTTTGTCCCATATTGCTAAAAGCTAGTGTTGTCGTTGTACCAGAGCCACCAATCGTAGCAATAAAGCCAACAGGATTAGCAGTAAGTGTTGGTGCTACTCGCATTGTTCTTCTTAATTGTGGGGTTGGTTGTACTGTGGTAGCACTCGCAGCCTCGGCTGTTGGGTTTAACCCATTTGCAGTATTATCACCAATTATAAAATATCTATGACATCTTAATAAAGTATCGTCATACATCTCATGTTGAAATGACGGTAATGAGCCTGTTGTAAACTCACCCACTTCCATTTGTAATCCTGTAAAATAAACATTATTACTTGTGCTACTTGCACTATTCACTTGACCTACTGCTCTGTTTGCATTGGTTGAACTTGTCCATGTTGTGCTTAATGTCCCACTTGTAAAATCACTTCCAGCACCAAGCCATAAATTTATAGCAAAACTACTACCTGTATCGTTACCTAAAACTCCAGATGTATCTCCAGCAAAATTTAATACTTTTTTCTCCCAAGTGTTAGAATCGGTTATTGTGTAGGCTTGAGATATTTGTCTTGAGTTATCAACATCAAATAATTCAGCAATATATGTTCCTGTTACTGTTGCTTTTATCCAAAAAGAAATGGTAACTTTTTCAGCACTAGAAGTTCCTTTTTTAAGTAACTGTAAATCTTGTCCTTCAAAAAGATATCTTGCTAAATGAAAAGTTCCAGACGCAACAGAAGTATCTGCTGTAGTACAATCTAATTTCCATGATTTGGCAAAGCCTTGTCCTGTTGGATTGTCTGTATCTTGTGTGTGTGTCCAAGTACCATTATCACTTAAATCAACTTTCATTCTATCTATAGTGTGATACCCA